GCTATCTTCTTTGCCTGGATCATGGCAGCCTTGATGGTCGCTTTGAAGGCTTCAATGTCTTCGATATCATCCTCTCCTTCAAAGGCGGCAGAGGAAATAGAGTTCATCATGTCTTCCAGATCTGACTCAATTTCACGTTCATCGCGCCGTTTCAGGTTCGGCTCTTCGTCAAATCCCATAAGCCAGGCAGGGCTGACATGCAAGGCTTTAGCGATTAGAGCAATCTTATCTTGCTTTGGCTCATACTTCCCATTTAGATATTCCGAAAGGGAAGAGTTGCTGATGCCAGTCAGCCTAGATAAATCGGCCTTGCTCATATTTTGTTCTGTGAGTATCTTCTTTATTCTATTGATTAAAATATTGTTCATAATGTCTCCCTCTATCCTAGTGAAGCATTCAAATCATCATCACTATAATATGCGATTTCTCGAATAAAATCAATAAAATTTCATCGTTCTTTTCGGAAAATCGTTGACACATAAAAAACCATGTGCTATTATTCAGTTAAGAAATTTCGACAAGTCGAAAGCAACGAAAGGGGGTGAAGGCAATGAGAGGAAAAGAAAAGCCAAAATTTAAGTACGCTTATCTCAGGGGATTTATCCGTGAAAACTTCAAGACGCTTGCAAATTATGCCAGCTTTTTGGGTATATCCCCGTCTACATTGAATGACCGTCTTAATGGCAATACCAGCTTTACTCAGGACGATATTTATAAGACCGCCAACTTTGCCCTTGACAGGAAATTGACGGCAGCTGAAGTAGATCTTCTTTTTTTTAGCTTTTAATTTCGGAAACTCGAAAAATAGAGGAGACAGGTGATATGGATGCTCTTATCCAATACATCATGGATTACATCCTGCGGCAGATCTTCCCGGAGCTTAGGTAGAAATGAGAGGTGATAAACATGTTGGACAGCGAACATCCGGAAGGCCCGTACATCTCAAGAGTGGCCCGGGAATGCGCTCGGTTTTATCAGGACCCGAAAAACATTCAGGCGTTTCAGGAATGGTTAGCAAAAAAGAAGAAGGAGGAAGCCAATCATGGTTATGGGCAAGCAAACTGGCACGGCGTAGCCGAATAAAGGAGAACCGTATGGAAATTAATGTTGTAGCAATACGCCTTGCAATGGTAAACAAGGGCATGACTCTTATACAGTTGGCAGAAAAGGCGCATATCTCACGGCCGACGGCCTGGCGGTATGTCACACATGGCGGCAAGGGCAGCGCACCAATATTCTACAAGATGGGGCAGGCGCTGGGCGTCGAACCGTCAAGCCTTGTTCTGATTCGTCAGGGAATTATTTTGGGAGGTGATGCTAATGACTAGACCTAGAAAGCGCAATCGTTACAGATGGGGACGGATTGGCCTGGCGGTTATCATCCCGCTGGCCATTGCCCTTGGCATTGCGCCCGGTGTCAAAGTGTTGATGGCTGAACCTGAATACGTTGATAAGGCTGTCGTGGTGGATGAGGATGAAACTCTTTGGGACATCTGCTCCAGAATCAATGACGACAGGGAAGATGTACGGGTCATGATTGACCGGACCATGGACCGTAACCACATCACGGATGTCGGAAAGATTCAGCCAGGGCAGAAGTTGTTCATCCCTGTTTTGAAGGAAAAATAGAAATGGCCTGCTGTTGGAGGCAACCAACGGCAGGCCGGCGGAACTATATTTCCCAATAAATTCCGCCTCTATTTTAACAAATTTTGGAGGTAAAGGAAATGGCGTATACAAACTGTGATTTGATTTTATCGGTCAAAGATGCAGAAGACCATGAAAAATGGCTCAAGACAAGAGACCTTGGCATCGGTGGCAGTGATGCGGCTGTCATCATGGGGATGAATTCGTATAAGTCCACCTATCAGCTGTGGATGGAAAAAACCGGGCAGGTAGAACCGCCGGATCTGTCGGACAATCAGTACGTATACTGGGGCACCAAAAACGAAGCCAACATTGCAGATTGGTTCCAGAAAGAGACTGGCAAGAAGGTGAAACGGCTGGGGACACTTCGGAGCAAGGAATACCCGTTCATGCTGGCCAACGTGGACCGCACGGTGGTTGGTGAAAATGCAGGCCTTGAAATCAAGACTGCTGGCGTCAGCCAGTATCGGAAGTGGAAGGATGATGAGATTCCGGATGCTTATTACTGCCAGTGTCTCCACTACATGGCAGTTACTGGGGCAGACTACTGGTACATTGCCGTTCTGCTTGGAGGAAATGAGGCCAAGTGGAAGCGGATTGAGCGTAATGAAGAGGACATCAAGACACTCATTGAAGCGGAAAAGGAATTTTGGGATATGGTGCAGACCCAAACCGCGCCGCCCGTGGATGGTTCCCTTTCCTGCTCCCAGGCATTGGCTTCCCGATATGCTGACAGCCGCGATGAAGAAATCATGCTGCCGGAAGGAGCTTACGATCTGATTGTGCACATCAATAATAATACGGAAATCGTGGATAAACTCAAAGAACAGATTTCCCTGGACCAGAACCGGCTGAAAGAAATGCTGGGTGATGCGGAAGCGGGGCAGACCTGGAGCTACAAAGTCATGTGGAAGCCTATGGCTGGCAAGGAAACCTGCTCGTTGGCAAAGCTGAAGAAAGGCGCGCCTGACGTCTATCAGTCACTGAAAGAGAAAGGATTTATTTCAACCGGCAAAGCAAGCCGCCGGTTTTCCATTAAGGAAGTCAAGGAGGATAAATAACCATGAACACTAAAGGTGGATTAACGAAAAGAAATAGCCAGGTGCAGGAAATGCAGCAGAAGGATACTTCCCTGAAAGGGCTCATCAAGGCCATGGAACCGGAAATCAAGAAGGCGCTGCCGTCTGTCATCACTCCGGAACGCTTTACCCGTATGGTCTTCACTGCCCTTTCCAGCACGCCTAAATTGCAGCAGTGTACGCCTCAGTCTTTCTTGGGAGCGATGATGCAGGCCGCCCAGCTTGGCCTTGAGCCGAATACCCCTGTTGGCCAGGCTTACCTGATTCCTTACGGCAATGTTTGCCAGTTCCAGTTGGGGTACAAGGGCTTGCTGGATTTGGCGTACCGCTCCGGGGAAATTAAGGACATCCAGGCGCATGAAGTCCATGAAAATGATGAATTCGAATACGAGCTGGGTCTTGAACCGAAATTGAAGCACATCCCGGCCATGGCCAACCGCGGCCCGGTCACTATGTACTATGCCGTTTGGCACACCAAGACTGGCGGCTATGGCTTTGAAGTCATGAGCAAGGACGATGTGCTGGAATTCGCCCAGAAGAAGTCAAAGAGCTTCCACAATGGGCCGTGGCAGTCCGATTTCGATGCCATGGCCAAGAAGACGGTCTTGAAACGTACCCTTAAATATGCTCCGATTGCTACCGATTTCGTAAAGGCTGTGGCAACCGATGAAACGGTCAAGAGCAATATCTCCGCCAGCATGGAAGATGAACCGGATGAAACGATGACCATTGATGCGGAACCCATCCCTCAGAACGTGGATCCGGAGACCGGCGAAATCATTTCTGACCAGGAAGCAGCGAAATAAAGGGAGGCAGCTATGGAAGAAACAGCAAAGCAAATCATTATTTCCAAGGTGAAGCTCGTGAAGGATGGCATCCGGATTAACTATGAAAAATATCGTGACAGCTACTGGGATACCTTGCAACTCACATCAGAAGAAAAGGTAGCGCCGGAATTCTATGATGCTTTCCAGTATCTGGGCAGCCACATTGCGGCCATCATGGCATTCACTGGGGAAGTCATGGAACACCGCATCATCCCCAATGAAGTCGTGCTGGCTTACAGCTCTTCTGGAGAACTGTCGGTAAAGTTTGGCTTCAAGCTCTACCTGCCGATTTCCGGTGAATCCGTTTCTGTCGTGACTCCAGCGCTTAAAGAACCACCGTCTACCATGAAGAACCCTACCGGTGCAGAGCATCCGAAGTTCATGGCCACGCAGACATGGGAAGCCGTGCAGCATCTGCTGGATGAAACGGAACTGTACATAAAAGGCAAGCGTGCCCAGGGAAATTTATTTGAATCCGATACTGAATAATCCTTCCTGGATGAATGAGTTACTGGGGATTAGCCGGCGGTGCTTGTGTGCTGCCGGCTAATCCTTAACCCTAAGAGAAAGGAGGGGATACCGTGGCAGATAAAAGAATGATGAGCAAGTCGGTCATTGATACGGACATGTTTCTTGATATGCCGGCCAGCACGCAATGCCTTTACTTCCACATGCTCCTGAGGGCAGACGATGACGGATTCTTGAAGAACGCCAAGACCATCATGCGAACCGTGGGGGCATCACCGGATGATATAAAACTGCTTATTGCAAAGCAGTACATAATCCCATTCGATACTGGCATCATGGTCATCAAGCACTGGCGGATCCACAACTACATCAAGAAGGACCGCTATAAACCAACAGATTGTGAGGAAATCAATCTGCTGGAAGTGAACGAAAAAGGCGAATACGTCTTAGCTGAACCAGTTCGGAGCCAAGTGGGCTCCAATATGGAACCGCCCTGTATCCAGTCTGGAACCCCGTTGGAACCAGTTCGGAGCCAAGTGGGCTCCAATATGAAACCTCAGGATAGAGATAGAGATAGGTTAGAGATAGGTAAGGATAGAGATAGTAGTAGGAAGAGAAGCTCTGCCAACAACTCAACAACTGCTGCTCAGAAATTCAAAAAACCTACTCTTGAAGAACTCAAGGCCTATATTGCAGAGAATAGATACACATTTTCTGCCGAAGCTTTCATGGATTATTACGAAAGCAATGGCTGGAAGGTGGGACGGAACCCAATGAAGTCGTGGCAGGCCACTTGTAGGACTTGGCAACGACATGAATTGGCTAGTGGCGTCCAGGGCTCTACAGGAACCGTACCACCGGAGATTGACAACATACCCTTTTGAAAGAAGAGGTGAGCTGTATGGAATCAATGAAAGGCTCAGTTATGTTCATGATTATGGATATGGCTGCACAGGCGAAAAAGAACGGCGGGGCCATGGCCGAGGAACCGGCTAAGCTGGCAAAAGACGGCATCTATTGCCAGCGTTGCGGGAATAGCGGCTGGGTCGCAATCACAAGAGATGACGGAACAGTAGCTATGGCTCACTGCCCCGATTGCTGGGAACGTCGGCAGGTCGTGCATCGGCTCAGAAATTCCGGAATTTCCCCGAAGGATTACGAGCGGTACACGCTTGCCAGCTTTGATGAAAGCCGAAGTGAGGCTGCCGGAAGAATGAAGGCCATGGCAGAAGACTGGCTGAAAGGCCATACTCCGGGCGGTACTGGCTTTGGACTCTTTGGCCGCTCTGGCATGGGGAAGACTCATATCTGCATTGCTGTTTGCCAAGGACTGACGCGGCAATTCGGGGAACCACACTTTTATTTTTCCTACCGGGCGGAAATCCCGAACTTGGTCAAAGCAGCCCGGAGTTACAGCGCGGATTATGACGTAACCATGAAGAAATGGAAGACCTGCCAGAATCTTTACATTGATGACTTGTTCAAGTTATCCGGTCGCGTGGAAAACGGGAAACTAGTGGACATTGACCGGGATGAGCTGAAAGTGGTCTTTGACCTGATTAATGCCAGGTACTTGAACCATCTGACGACGATTTTCAGCAGCGAGTATAGCGTGGGTAACCTTGCCAGGATTGATGAAGCGCTTGGCAGCCGAATCTATGAGATGGTAAATCCATATGCACTGCGAGTGGAAGGGCAGAATCAAAGACTAGCGGGGTTAGGCTGATGATTAAAAACGAAGAAGGCTACGCTGATCCGACGTATGGCGGGGCGTACAAAGCAATCCGGCAAGAAGAGAAACGAAAACAGGATGAAGCAGACGCGGACAGAATGGATAAAGCCATCCACAGGGCCAGGGGAATCTTCAAGGCCTATGGGTTTGAAGTAGTTGAACGGATTGTATTGAAAAACATCCGGACTGGGAAAATCTACCGATAAGGAGGAATTGATTATGACGAACTATGATAGATAGCAAAATTTTAGAGTTACTGAAGAAATGTAGGGATGATAATGCTGAAGATTCTTGAATTATTTGGTGGAATTGGAAGCCCTCGGGTCGCACTGCGAAACTTAGGGATTCCGGTTAAATCAATTGACTATGTCGAAATCGATGAAAAGGCTGTCAGGTCATACAATGCGATCTTTCGCGATGACCTATCGTATAAAACACAAGACGTTAGGGGGTGGAACTTGAAGCCAGATATCTTGATCCACGGAAGCCCTTGCCAGGATTTCAGTATTGCAGGCAGGCAGCGCGGAGCGGATCAGAATAGCGAAACCCGCTCATCGCTCATGTGGGAAACCATTAGCATCGTTAGAAATATGGGACTATGGAAGCCTAGAATCATCATATGGGAGAACGTGAAAAACGTAAGAAGCCGCTATATGGTGCATAACCATGAATTGTACATGTCTGAATTGGAACAAATGGGGTATATAAGCTCCTATGCTCTGCTGGATGCCCGGGATTTCGGGCTTCCACAAGCCAGGGAACGGGTTTTCACGGTGTCTGTTTTGGGCGGCAAAGAATTTGATTTTACCCATCTGAAAAGAAAGCCAATGGCCAATATCAGGGCTTTCCTGGAAAGTGGCCCTGTTGATGATTATTACCGGGTTAAAGCTCCATCAATGCTTAGGGCAATCGGGAAGACAGGAACTATCAAGAGACTTCCTATTATCCATGATTACTGTTGGACGATTACAGAACGACCGGACAGAGCGCCGGGATGCGGATGCCTGCCAATAGGAAACGGAAATTATAGGTATTTGACTGAGCGTGAATGCTGGCGGCTTCAAGGTTACAGCGATATCGATTTTGATGCAGCCGCTCAGGTTAATAGCCGGAGGACACTTTACTGTCAAGCAGGCAATAGTATCCCCGTACCGATTTTTGAAAGCCTTTTCAAGAAAATGCTATAGGGGGTGATTGAGGAAATGACTAATGATATACAGCACCCGGATCACTACACATGGAAGGGCGCAGAATGCAAAAAAGTAATTGAAATCATGACCCGTGGTCTTTCCGGAGCGGAAGCCTACTACGTGGGGAACATTATCAAGTATCTGTACCGCTATCCGAAGAAGGGCACGTTGCTCAGCGACCTGGCAAAGGCGGAAGAATACACGAAGTTCTTACGGGAATTGTTTATGGAAGATGGAGGGAAAGCATGAATGCAGCCATTATTTTAGGGCGACTGACCCGTGACCCGGTTATTAAGGTAACGCAGGGCGGCATGACCATAGCCCGCTTCACGCTGGCGGTCAACCGATTAAATAAAACGGGCCAGAATCCGGAAGCGGATTTCATTAACTGCGTAGCATTCGGAAAAACTGCCGACGCCATTGGCAATTACGTCTGCAAAGGGCACCGGCTCTTGGTAGAAGGCAGAATCCAGACAGGAAGCTATACCAGCAAAAGCGGGGAGAAAAAATTTACTACAGAAATCGCCGTGAACCGTGCTGAGTTCATCGAGAAACGTTCTGGCGGTTCTGGTCAAGGGGATTATCACGTTGACAATCAGAACGCGCCTACGGGCGGATTTGGGCAGTTTGGGACGGCAACCAAAGAACCGCCGGCAATGGAGCAGGAAGAAATTCCATTTTAAGGGGGCGGCATGAGAAAAGAAAATTTCGGACATGGATATGTCCTCGACCCCTGCTGCGGAGGGAAAAGCTTTTATTTCGACAAAGAAGAAGCAGAGAACGTAGTCGATTTCATAGACAAGAGGCGTGGTACATTTACCTATGGTGACAGAAAAGTAACAGTAGATCCGGATGAGGTTGGTGATTTCACTAATCTTAATGACACATCCGTTTGTCTGTGCGAATACAATCTTGTGGTATTCGACCCGCCGCATCTTACGCGAGCAGGAGAAGGATCATACCTTCGCGAAAAGTATGGCGTACTTCCGCATGATTGGGAGAAAGAACTGAGCAGAGGATTTTCTGAATGCTTCCGCACATTGTGTGATGGCGGTGTTCTGGCGTTCAAATGGTCAGACTACGACATTCCTTTCCAGAAAGTGATTAAATTAGCGCCTTACAGGCCGCTCTTTGGTGATAGACGCGGGAGGACCCGCTGGACGTTTTTTGTAAAGTGTGAAGCGCTTAAAAAGGAGATTGACCATAGCAATGCATGACGTAATTGTGTTCGGCCTGGGAATGATGACAGGCGGATTTCTTGCTACTGGCCTTTTGAGCCTGTTTTGATTAACCGTGAGAGGTAATGCGCGATGGGTCGAAAGAACAAACGGAGACGGACGGACACGGAGCAGGATCTTCAAGCAGTACGAAAAGAGCTGCTTAAAAAGCGGGGAGAGTATCATCGGTGCGCATATTGCGGCAGGAAGTTGTATCCGGGGCAATGGCATTGGATGTATGACGAATTCGGCCAGCGTGTCTGTAAGTGTAACGATGAGCGGACGTGCCAAGCGAATCGCCGCCCGGAATGCGAAGAATCTTTCAGAAAGGCGATGAGGATGTGAGAAGAATTTTATATGAAAACGGATTCGAATTTCTTATAGCCGTCGGATTTGTATTTTAGGAGGAATCATGATTATTATTCAGACAGAAGCCGGGACTATTGTCGCGGACCCGAAAGAAATCTATATTGACAAGGATCTTGATGGACATCTGCATATCTACGCGGACTTGTCCGGTACGGATCGGGTAAAGGCTGTAAAGCTGACAGTTAATGATTATTCGAAGGAAACCTTGGGGCAGATGCTCGAGACGATGTATAAGGAAGTGAATAAGTGGCTCTTCATTGAGGAATGCCCGCACTGCGTCATCCGTATAAGAGAGGTGCTGGCGGATATATATGGAGGTGTCTCATGACAAACAACTTCGAAAAATCTACCAAGCATACAAAGCCCTCGATAAGGCGTTTGACGGGGACGTAGTAGAGAACGATGTAGCCGTTACTCTCTACAGAGCATTGGCTGCCTACATCTGTGAGAAGGGATCGGTGTTCTCAGTCATCTGTCGTCAGTACAGGGAGTCTCGAGATAACGGAAACGAAAACCTGGACTTTAACGACTACATCCTCGAAGCCAAGGAATACGGCAACTGCTTAAAGAAAAACGGTGTGAAGTGCTTCACTGTATCCAACCGCTACGTGGGATTGTCCTCACTGACTATGGAGCTTCAGATGGTCGGCTACAAGATGACCGGGCTCAAAGAGGTCAAAGGAAGAATAAACCCTTGGACTAGAAAGCGGGAAATTCTTCCTGCTTTTGTTTTGGAAATCTCCAGATGAAATACGGTACATTTTCAGAAATAATGGGAGGATGTATGGAGTTTATCGTAGAAGGAAATCCGCAAGGGAAAGCAAGACCGCGGTTCAGCCACAAAAGCGGGACCGTTTATACGCCAGCGAAAACGGCCAGGTACGAAAGGCTGATTCGTAAAGCGTTCCTGGCCGCCGGAGGGAAGGCTATCCCATCTGATTGCTATGTTGGTATTATTGTTGATGCCTACTTCCAGATCCCGAAGTCGTACACCAAGGGAAAGCGGCTGGCGTGCCAGCACAATATCAATCGCCCGGCAAAGAAGCCGGACATTGATAACACGTTGAAAGTCGTTCTGGATGCGCTGAACAAGGCAGCTTATGAAGATGACAAGCAGGTAGTTGAGGTGTCCTGCCGGAAATGGTATTCTCAGAGCGCCGGTTACTTGCGGATCAGCGTGAGTGAAGTGAAACAGTAGTGTGAGCAAGGCAGGTATTGAATCTGCCTTGCTTTCTAAATTCAATGATGGGAGGAAGCGGGATGTATCATAACGATTATATCGACGCAGTGGCTGAATACTTGCGCCGGTATCGAGAGTTCTCGCAGTATATTGCGAACGTCAAAACCGATATCGACGAATGCCAGCGTATGTTGGAACTGGAAGCCGCACCGGCAGCGTCATCCATGTCGCCAACTGGTGGCTGCGGTGGCGGCGAAAAGGTGAGCCAGGAAGAGCGCATGTACATGCAGCGCGAGGACTTGCAGCGGAAGATCCGTAAATATCGTGCTGACTTGCAGCAGATTGAACCGCTCATCCGGCGCTTGGATAGCTCAATGGCGTCCTTGAAGGATATCAATGAGACGGATGCCAGAATCTTAGAGAGCCGGTATATTGATGATGCATCCTGGGAAAGTACAGCACGGTACGCCTGCTGTAGTGTTGGCTCCTGCCGGAGACGGGCACGCACTGCACTCAAAACATTGACCGGCATGATGTTTGGACCGGATGCTGTGCCTATGCAGACATCGGTTGTGTTCTTTAAACGATGATAGAACTATCAACACCAATGTGAATAACTTTGTGGATAACTAGGGCATGGACACTTTCTGAACAGTTTTTAGCAGATTTTTAGCAGAAACATGACTGATTGTTGCATGATTTATGTACGGAATGTGCGGGCACTTTGTGTTATACTAATACCATCGAAAATTGAACAGGGAACAGACAGCCACGCAGACCAGCGTGGTTTTTGTTTTCTTATTTTGAAATCGGAAACTGAAATAGAAAATGGAAATAGAATTTGATTTCTTATTTTGGTTTCCATTTTCTTTTTTGATTTATAAAAGGATGTGAGGTAGCGTGGCCAGGGCATTTTCCAAAGACATTTACAATAGCCGGCGATGGCGAAAGGTCGCTCATGCTTATGCAGAGTCTCAGCACTACGTATGCGAACGATGCCATAATCGTTCCTTTGTTGGAACTGGAAAGCCGCCTAGATTTATCGTCCACCACAAGACGTACTTGTCTCCGGAGAATGTAGGGGATGATAGCGTGGTGTATGGCTGGGATAACTTAGAGCTGCTATGTATCTACTGCCACAACGCTGTGCATGGTACAGGCATGGGCAGGGAGTGCGTGTTCGACGATGATGGCAATCCCATCGGTATCCTGGAACATAACCGCTAATCCCCCCGGTCTCCCCTTTTGGGAGCCTGAAAAATGCCGCCGGGGGCGGGCCTTTCTGTGATACAAACGGCATCCGCGAAGGGGGTGTAGTATCAAAATAAAAGGGGAAATAGCAAGATTAACGGAAAGAAGTAAGGAGGTGATGGAGTGAGACAGATTAAACCGGAAACAGCGATTAGAAGAAGGGTGAAAGCCTTGCAGGAAGCATTGAAAGCCGCCGATGAAGAGAAACAGACGGTCGTGAGCCCGCTGATCGGGCAGGTTGCACGCCTGGAATACCAGTTGCAGAAGCTCATGGAGCAGCTGGAAGAGGTCGGATTTGTTGAAGAATATAAGAACGGCGAGAATCAGTTTGGAACCAAAGAATCAACGGTTTCAAAGGCCTACTCCACCACGTTCAAGAACTATGTAAGCGCCATCCGTACCTTGGTGCAATGTCTTCCGGCAACGGCGGCCCCTGATGCCGAGGATACGCTGACGGAATTCATCAAAAACAGGCCTTGAATTACATTGAAAAATACTATGGCGGCATAAAATCCGGGCAGATAGTGGTATCCGATAAGGTACGGCGGGTATTCAAGCATCTGACGGAAAAAATCAATGATAAAAATGGGCAGTATGTCTATGACGCCACCAAGGCCCAGTACGCCATCGACTTCATTCAGACCTTCTGCAAGCACTCGAAGGGCAAGTGGGGTGGCAAACCAGTCATCTTGGAACTGTGGCAAAAGGCCATCACGGCTGCGCTCTTTGGATTCGTAGACAAAGATACTGGGATCCGTGAGTATCGGCAGCTGATACTTATCGTTGCACGTAAAAACGGTAAATCCACATTTGCTTCCTGCCTTGGACTGTACCTGCTGGTAGCAGACGGGGAAGCCGGTCCGGAAATCTATTCCGCAGCCACTAAAAAGGATCAGGCAAAAATTATCTGGCGGGAAGCCTGCTCTATGATCAAGAAGTCGCCAGCATTAAATAAGAAGTTAGATCTGCGCGTATCCGTCATCCGGTCCCGCTTCAATGAAGGGACATTTGAGCCGTTGGGCTCTGACTCTGATAAGTTGGATGGCCTTAACGTGCATGGAGCCCTGATTGATGAATTGCATGCCTTGAAGGATAAGAACCTGTATGACGTCCTCATCGACGGCATGACGGCCCGTGAGCAGCCACTCTGTATCATTACCACGACGGCCGGTACGGTCCGTGATAACATTTATGACCTGAAATACGATGAATGCGAACGTGTCATCAATGGATATGAGGACCCGGCAGGCTATAAGGATGAAACCATCCTCCCTATCGTCTATGAACTGGATAAAAGGGAAGAGTGGACGGACCCAGCGTGCTGGGCAAAAGCCAATCCGGGCCTAGGGAGCATCAAGAATACCCAGACACTGGCCCAGAAGGTCTACCAGGCGCAGCATGATGCGCTCAGAGTCAAGAACTTACTGTGCAAGGACTTCAATATCCGTGAAACCAGCGGGGAAGCGTTCTTTACATTCGACCAGCTGAACAATGAAACCACCTATGACATGAAGGCTCTCAAGCCTAAGTATGGAATAGGTGGTTTTGATTTGTCCGAAACAACGGACCTGACCTGCGCGACAATGCTTTTTTGCGTCCGTGATGATCCGAACATCTACATCAAGCAAATGTACTGGATTCCGGAAGATTTACTGGAAAAACGGGTGCATGAAGACCAGGTCCCCTACGACATCTGGAAGAAAAAAGGCTGGCTCCGGACATCGCCCGGCTTCCGCAATGACTACCGGCTCATCCTTCAATGGTTCGTCGATGAAATGGAACAAGATGACATCTATTTGTTCAAGTGCGGCTACGATCGATGGAGTGCGGCCTACCTGGTGCAGAGCATGAAAGAGCGTTTTGGCGATGACGTGATGGTTCCGGTAGCACAGGGCAAGCAGACATTATCCGGACCAATGAAGAATCTGGCAGCCGACTTGGCCGCCAAGCGGATTGTTTATGGCAACAATCCAATCTTGAAATGGTGCATGACGAACGTGGCTGTCGATGTAGACCGCAACGACAACATTCAGCCATGCAAAACGTCCAATCCACGAAAGCGCATTGATGGCTTTGCCTCTTTGCTGGATGCCTACACTGCGTTGGAACAGAACAAAGAGGACTACATAAACCTTATTTGAAAGGGGGTGAAGACTTGGAACTAAGAAGCATGATGCAGACCATTTTCGGACGGCTGTTCCGGCATGACGATTTGACCAGGGCAAAGTTGCTGGATGGTTATTCCAACGACTACGTTCCATTTGATGGAAACGTCTACGACACTGCCACTGGGCGGAACTGCATCGACACCATTGCCCGCCATGCGGGGAAGCTGCATCCGAAGCACATTATCCGGCGGGACGGGAATATCGTGAAAAATGCAGATGACAAGCTTCAATACATCTTGTCTATCCGGCCTAATCCATTGATGACGACATCGGAGTTTATCGAGAAGATTGTTGCCCAGTATTACTGCTACAATAACCTGTTCGTCTACATCCAGCGGAACCAGTTTGGAGACATTACCGCGTTATGGCCATTGAACTTCAATAATCTGGAACTGTTCGAGGACCGCAAAGGGAACCTGTACTGCAAGTTTACCTTTGGCAGCGGGGAACAGGCCACAGTCCCGTATGAGGAACTGATCCATATCCGGAGACATTACAACCGTGATGAAGTTTTCGGCGATCCGGAGGGGCATATTCTCACGGAAGATATCAACCTGCTGAAATCCGTTAAGACGGCCATCATCAATGTGGTCAAAAATTTCAGCAAGCTCCGTGGCGTCATCCAGTGGACTGGCACGGTCCGCCCGGAAGATCAGGAAACCATGTGGCAGAAATTTGTTAATTCCTTTGCCGGGCCTTCCAATGGCAGCGGAATTGGCAGCCTTGATAATCGTGGCAAGTTTCAGCAGCTTACCACCGATAATCAGACATTTGATGCTAGCCAGATGACGTTTGCCCGCGACAATCTCTATAAGTACTTCGGAGTTTCAGAGGGAATCGTATCCGGAAAGTTTAAGGAAGAAGAGTATCAGGCTTTTTATGAAAGTGTCATTGCTCCGATAGCCATCAAGCTGTCACAGGAGTTCACGGAAAAAATCTTCACTCCCAAGGAAAGAGGATTTGGGAATGCAATCGTATTCGAGGGGAACCGACTGGCCTACATGAGCACCGCCTCTAAGGTAAAGATTGCAGAGGCCATGATTCCTGCCGGCGCCATCAAGCGGAATGAAATCCGAGAGCTCTTTGGTTATGCCGGACTGCCTGGCAAGGAAGGCGAGGAAATTGTGGTCAGCCTGAACTACGTAAAGTCCAAAGATCAGTCGCTTTACCAGACAGGTAAAGATGATGACGATAATGGCACATCGGAAGGAGGTGATGGGGATGGAGAAGAAAATTGAGTGCAGACGGCTGGCACTGAGAGCTGCCGAACAGGAAGACGGAGGGGAAGGCCTCCATGTTGAAGGTTATGCAGCCGTATTTAACGAAAAAACGCTGCTGTGGGAATCGCCATACAGTGGGACAAAGTATTACGAAGTCATTGACAGAAACGCTGTCGATGCCAATACGGACATGAGTGACGTTATCCTGAGATATAACCACTCTGATGCGGCGCTTATCCTGGCACGCACGTCCAATGGCTCTATGAAAATTGCAGCCGATGAACGAGGAATCAAGGTAGAGGCCGACATCGCGCCGACAACTGCCGGCAAGGATATCTATCAGCTGATTAAGCGCGGGGACATCAATAAAATGTCCTTTGCCTTCACTGTAGATAAGGATGACTGGGAAAATGATTCCGCTGCCAAAGAGCAGACCAGGACCATCAAGCACATTGACATGATTGTGGATGCCAGCCCGGTGGATTTTCCGGCCTACGATGGCACCAGCATTGCCGCCCGTGACCATGACGGCATTATTGAAGAATTGAAAAATCGCGAACAGGAGCAGGAACTACGTGAGAAGCTGATTGCTGAAACGTATTTATGAGAAAAGGAGACAACTATGAATAAGAGACTTTTTGAAATCAGAAGCCGCAAAGAAGAAATCAGAGCCGCGCTCCAGGGTGACGGCAAGGTTGATCTGAAAGCACTCAAGGAAGAACTGAGAAAGCTGGATGCTGAGCAGAAAGAAATCGAAGAGCGTGAAAAGATCGCCCAGGGTATCCAGTTTGGTAAGGAACCGGAAGGCGTGCAGAAAAGAAGCAAGCCACAGACCGCCGTAAAGAAAGATCCCTATGAATCCGACGAATACCGCTCCGCATTCATGGCATATGTGACCAAGGGCACGCCGATTCCTGCTGAATTCCGTGATGCAGCCACCACCACCGATGCAGGCGCACTCATTCCACCCACTACCCTGAACCGCGTCATTGAAAAGGTACGCACCTATGGCAACATTCTGCCACTGGTAACCCGTACTGCCTATAAGACCGGACTTGCAATTCCAACTTCAAACGTGAAGCCGGTAGCAAAGTGGGTGGCAGAAGGAGCTACCTCCGAAAAACAGAACAAGGTTCTGGGCAGCATCACCTTCAGCCATTACAAACTGCGCTGCGCTGTAGCGGTAACCCTTGAGACAGAAAACATGACACTCTCCGCATTTGAAGATGTCATTGTTTCCAACGTGGCAGAAGCCATGGCAGTAGCACTGGAAGAAGCCATCATTAAAGGCACCGGTTCCGGACAGCCAACTGGCATTCTGGCAAATAAATCCAAGGGCACTACCATCAACGCCGAAAAACTTGATTACAACACACTCATCGAGGCAGAAGCTGCTATTCCCCAGGCATACGAAGCAGGTTCTGTATGGGTAATGAGCAAGGCCACCTTCATGTCCTTCATCGGAATGACCGACTCCAATGGTCAGCCGATTGCAAGAGTGACTGCGGGAATCAACGGAGTTCCTTCCAGAGTCCTTCTGGGACGTAACGTAGAGCTCTGCGACTATCTGCCGGCATTTACTAATACGCTTAAGAAAACAGACGTGTTCGCATTCATTTTCCGTATGAAGGATTATGTGCTCAACAGCAACTACAACGTAGCCATGAAGGTCTATGAAGACAACGATACCGACGACATTGTGAGAAAATCCATCATGATTGCCGACGGCAAGCCGGTAGATTTCAAATCCCTGGTCATGCTGGCCGGCAATGCTACTGCCTGAGACAGGAGGAAATAAATCATGGCCGTAACGCTTGCCCAGGCAAAGAATTATTTAAAACTAGATAATGACATTACCGACGATGATGAACTGGTAACGAGCCTGATCAGCGCGGCCGGCGACTATGTAAGACGGACGACGGGGAAGGTCAATACTGGCGATAATCAAAGCCAGCTATATGACCTCTGTATCAAAATGCTGGTGGCGCACTGGTATGAAAACCGTGCTGTTTACAGCCAGAAGCCGGGCGCCATCAACGTGATTCCCCATACGGTGACCGCTTTGCTGACTCATATTGCCCAGTGCAGTGACTACCCGGAGGGATAGCCTATGATTAATGTTGAAATCGGGTCACTCGATAAAAGAATCCATATCATGCAGTACCAGGAAAGTACCGATGAATATGGGCTTACCCATCAGACCCTGGCTGATGCTATCGGCAATTCCATTTGGGCCCGTATCGAACCGGCACGCGGCAAGACCTACTATGAGCAGTATAAAGACAAAGTTGAGTTCGTCACCAAGGTCACGATTCGTTACCGGGAAGGGATTACCCCGGATATGCTGGTTCAGTATGCGGGCACTACCTATCGGATCATGTCGGTTGTTGATCCGTATGAGGCCCACGTAAAGCTGGAACTCATGTGCAACATAAAGGAGCGAGGTGATTCTGGTGAAGATTGAAGAATTTGTCAGGCGGCTGGATGAAATGAGAATCCAGTATCCGGGCGATGCGGAAGACGTGCTGGAAGACGGCGCCAAGAAGATGACGAAGGCCATCCGGAAGGCGACCCCAGTCGGTGACACAAACCACCCACACAGATTGAAGAAGTCGTGGCGCTGCAAGATTAAGGGCTACCGGGCGGCAGATATACGCGCGGAAATCCGTTCTACGGCGCCACATTTCCATTTGGTGAACCGTGGCGTGCAGAACCCAAAGGATACTCATGGCAATCCGAAACCGGAATGGCGCAGCGCTTTGAACCGTCATAAGGGATTCTTGCAGAAAGCGGTGCAGGACAACTGGGACGGCATCAAGGATGGTATGGCCAAAGACTTCTACCAGAAAGTACGTGATCACCTTGGCTAAGATCGTAAGACAGATTGATGCACTGAGCGCTGTTATCCAAGCCGTTTCCAAAGCAACCGGATGCAAAGTCTATTCGGATGAGGTCCTTGAGAAGTTCAAGAAGCCGTGCTTTTTCGTTTCGGCATCGTCCCGCATGACTCCGTATACGGATAATGTAGTAGAGAAAGAGCTGACCATTGCCCTGACGTATTTCCCCAGGGATAACGAAAAGAATGAAATAACCTACTTAGGGATTATCGACTTCATTCAGCGGCTCTTCCAGTCTGGCGTACAGGTTGGGGACCGATATCTTCACGTTGAAAGCGTCGAGGATGACCGTACCGGGGAAGAGCAGGACATATTGCAAGTAACCATAGTGATTCCGTTCCTGGAACAGGTCGAAAAGCCTGCTGACGGGAAAGTTGAAATCATGGGTGAAGTCGAACTGAATATCCATACCATCTCCAACAAAAGACGCAGCACTGCTGAGGATGAGAAATGGAATTCGAAGATCGATTTAGAAACTATATGAAGGAGTGAAGATATATGGCAAAACTCGGAATGCCTTCCGTAAACATTGCGTTTATTGAAGCCGGCATTGAAGCCATTGAACGCAGCCAGCGTGGCATTGTGGCGCTCTTACTTGAAGAGCCACAGAGCACCATTACAAAGCTGCTGACCGATCATAATAAAATTACGAATGGTAACACATCAACTGATGTGGCTGCCATTATCAACCCGTTTACCGTTTATACCACTGATGATATTCCGGCGGAACTGACTGACGCTAACAGGGACTACATCACAAAATGTCTCATCGGCTATACTAAGACGCCATACCGCGTCAAAGTATATTTGCAGGCGACGAATGAGACCAAAGACAGCGCTACGGACAAATTCGCGGATACACTCAAGATTCTGGCAACCGACCGCTGGGATTATCTGGCCATCCCATCCATTGTTACTGCTCAGCTGGAATCTGTCGCCACCTGGATTAAGACAAACCGCGAAAATAAATTCAAAAAATCCAAGGTCGTGCTACCCGGATACAGCGCAGACTATGAAGGCGTTATCAATTTTTCGAACACTACTATCAAGACCAAAACTAAATCGTATACTGGCGCTCAGTACACGCCACGTATTGCTGGCCTGATTGCAGGGACTCCGATGACAATTTCTGCAACGTATGCCCCGCTGGCCGAAGTCATTGACTGCGATAAGTACAGCCTTGACGAAAATGACGAAAAGGTCAACGAAGGTGAATTTTTCGTTTGGTATGACGGCGAGAAGTTCAAAATGTCCCGTGCTATAAACTCTTTGGTCACTACTACCCAGGGCAAACTGGAAGCCTATCAGACCATCAAGACCGTGGATGTCATGGACATGATGTATGACGACATCAAGAAAACCGCCCAGGACAGCTACATCGGAAAATACACGAACGATTACGACAACAAGCAGCTGCTGATTACTGCGATTGGCGGCTATTTCAAAGAATTGGAAGATGGCCGCCTCTTACAGAAGGGCTATTCCACGATTGATATCGACGTAGAAGCCGTAAAAACGTATCAGCTCAAACATGGCCTGTATACGAAGGACGAACTTGCCGACATGTCTGATTTGGAAATCAAGAAACTGGATACGAAGAAGAAAGTATTCCTGACCGCCAAGGTGAAAATTCTTGATGCCATGGAAGATATCGAACTTCCAATCAATATTTAAGGAGGTGTTGAACTATGGCAGATTCTATGGTAGCCCAGCAGGTTATGTCCGGCACCGAAGGTGAAGTATGGATTGATTCTGATTACATGGCTCAGGTAACTGCGTTCCAGGCCGAAGTGAATCTGGTAAAAGAAGAAGTCAACCAGGTTAAAAAGCGCGGCAAGCAGTACAAGACAACCGGATGGGAAGGGAAAGGCAAAATCAAAATGAACCACATCTCTTCCTACATGATTGATAAAATGGCTGATAACATTAAAAATGGCCATCAGACGGTTTGCACCATCATTGCCAAGCTGTCTGATCCGGACGCTATCGGAGATGAACGTGTCTGTATCCGTGACGCGACCTTTGATAAGTTGACGCTCATGGATTGGGAAGCGAAAAAACTGACCGAAGACAGCTATGACTTCACGTTTACGGACTTTGATATTCTGGACCGCGCGTCTGAATAAGAAAGGCAAGGTAATCTATGAATTTAGCAGAGGCATTGCTTGCAGCTGATGCAGGCAAGGTAATGAAGAAAGCAACGAAAGATTTCGAAGTAAAGCGGCTCTCCGGCATTATCGGTGAGCCGTTTGTGCTTCATCTGTGCCAGATTCCATCTCGGCGCGTGAGGGAAATCCAGGACGGCGCGGTAAAGTTTGACCGCAATAATAAGCCGGTCGGCGCTGATACCTACAAGTTGCAGATCATGCTGCTGGTTGACGGCATCACCAACAAGGATTTCGACACTAGAGAGGTCCTCAAGCACTACGGGGCCGGGACCAGAAAAGATTTGTTTGAAAAGCTGTTCAATGCCGGCGAAATTGCTGACATTGCGGAGCAGATTACGGAACTCTGCGGCTTTGGCGGTGAGCAGAGTGCTGCAAGGGTTGAAGAAGTAAAAAACTGATAGATTCCGACGGGGATGTTCAGACCATGTACTGGCACTATGTCAGGCATGGAGTGAAGCCGTCGGAGTGGTTTGCAATGGGTCCGGGTGAGCGTGTAGTTCTCCGGGCTTTCATGCTGAAAGAAATTGAGGGCGAGGAACATGCCCGCGAACAAATAGAAAACAAAGTGAAAGGAGGTTAACGTATGGCCGAAATTATTGATGTAATCATGAGACTCCAGGACAATGTCACAAGCGGGCTGGCAAGGATTCGGAAAAGTATGGAAAAAACCGGTAAAGCCACCCAGCGCATGGGGCGCGATATTGCCAAAGCGGGGAAGAATGTCAGCAATTTAGGCGAAGCCATGCTTCCGGCGGCTGCGGGCATCACGGCCCTTGGCGCGGCAAGCGTGAAAACATTCATGAATTTCGACCAGACCATCACGGCGGCAGGCGTTAAGGCCGGGGCCACGACGGAAGAGCTGAACCAGATGCGGGAAGCCGCCTCCAAGATGGGAGCTGTTTTCCCTATCAGTGCCCAGGAAGCAGCCGCGGGCATGGATAGGTTGGCAGCGGGCGGTTTCAATGCTTCCCAGTCTATCGCGGCCATGCCTGGCATCATCGAGGCATCTATTGCATCTGGTGAGGATCTAGCCACCACGTCCGATGTCGTAACCTCTGCACTTTCCATTTGGAGCCTGACCACAGGTGATGTGGCATCTAATACAACACACGTTGCCGATGTTATCCAGGCCGCGGCCAATGCTTCCAAGCTGGGTATGCAGGACTTTGGCCTTGCAATGCAGTATGCAGGCGCTCCAGCGGCCGCACTGGGCGTCAGCATTGAAGAACTTGGCACTGCCATGGCGGTTATGTCCAACAACGGCATTGAAGCCAGCTCGATTGGTACCGGGCTCCGGTCCATGATGAGCCGTCTATCATCGCCTCCGAAAGATGCTGCCAAGGCCATCGAACAGATGGGGCTCAAGATTAAGGATGCAAGCGGTAACTTTGTTGGCTTGGAAAACGTCATCGGACAGATGCGGACGGCCATGTCAGGCATGGCAAATACAGAGCAGGTGGCCATGGCCAAAGCTATTGCCGGTGAAGATGCTTATAGTGGGCTCTTGTCGTTAATCAAGACCAGCCCGGAAGCATACAAGCAGGCGGCGGATGCCATCAACAACAGCTCCGGCAGCAGCCACCAGGCGTACATGACCATGCAGAAGACGCTCAAGGGCTCCATTGATTCCCTCATGGGCTCCGTGGAAGCCTTGGGCCTGTCCTTTGGCTCTGCCCTGGCACCAACAATTCAGTGGGCGGCCGGCGGCATCAAGGCACTGGCGGATGCTCTTACAAACCTTTCTCCGGAAACCAAGAACATGATTGTTCAGATAGCCGGGGCATTTGTTGGCCTTACTGGGTTTACTATTGCCGCTGGCAAGGCCATTACCATCGGCGGAAACATGACCAAGGTATACGGCCAGATTGGCACGGTGATGAAGGGCGGGACCATCAGCAACAAGGCCTTGCAGTTTGCCGTTCAGGGTGTGATGCGGGGCTTCACCATGCTTCGCACTGCGTCCGTGGCCATGCTGGGCCCATGGGGCATTGTGATTGCTGCTATTGCAGCAGCAGCTTTCCTCATCTATCGGAACTGGGGCGGTATCGGCCCGTTCTTCCAGCAACTTTGGGCGCAGATCAAGAGCGCATTCAATGCCGCAGTGAGCATGATCCAGCCGGCTATTTCGAAACTGCAAACAGTTTGGCAGACTCTTACCCAGGCATTTCAGAGCGGTACCGGCGTTTTCAGAGTCTTGAATATGTTATCTGATGTACTGGCCGGAGTCATCGGCAGGCAGCTCTATGCAGCGTTCGTCATCGTCTCCAGTGTTATCACTGGGGCAGTCACGGCAGCATTCAGTATCCTGGGATCAATTGTCACGGCGGGCCTGGGCGTGTTCAGTGGACTGATTGAATTCATCACGGGTGTTTTCACCGGAGACTGGTCCATAGCATGGCAAGGCATTGTTGATATTTTCAGCAGCATCTTTGGCGGCCTACAGGGAATCTGCGATGGCATTTTGGAAGGAATCAAAGCAGCCATCAATGGCGTTATCGGCGGAATCAATTCCATCTCTGTCGATATCCCGGACTGGGTGCCTAAATACGGCGGCAGCCACTTTGGATTGAATATCCCTTACTTGTACAATGGCACGATCAACTGGCAAGGCGGTGCAGCGGCAGTCAATGATCGCGGCGCTGAAATCATCAATCTTCCGTCCGGAGCGCAGGTCATTCCGCACAGCCAGTCTATGAGAAATGCATACAACATGGGCGCTGCGTCTGGGAACCTCAGGACCGGCGGAGGGATTACCGTTAATATCAGCGGCGTGACCATCAATAACGGCTCCGATATCCGAGAATTTGCTCGCAAAGTGGCGGAACAAATCCATTATGAGATGGAAAAGGAAGCCATTAATTCTACTGTGGGGGCGATCTGATGAGCAGTTTTTTAAACTTTATGAGTACCGCTTCCAGCGTACTGGGGAGTGTTCTTGGAGCCATGGGCGGCAATGGTGGAGACGGTTGTGTATTTACACTGTCCGGCGGCAGCAGCAGTGTCGCCTTCCCGGTCAGCCCGCCTGATTTTGAGGTAGTGAACCCGTACAATAACAGCACGGTCAACATCAACAATTTGGGCGAAATCAATATGATCGGCAAGCGCGGCCTAGCCACGATGAAATTTTCATCGTTCTTCCCAGCCCAGGATTACAATTTCCTGCAAACAGTGATGGCCGGCAGTCCGTATGAGCTGGTAGGCAAAGTAAAGCAGATGGCGGAAAGCGGGCAGCCGTGCCGCATCAGCATCACGGGTACAGATGTCAGCCTGCCGGTCACGATTGATGAGTTCGTTCACAAAGAAAAAGACGCCAGCGGCGATGTGTATTTCAGTTTGACTCTGAAAGAATACCGCTATATCATGCCCCAGGCTGACGTTCTGAGCGATACGACGGGCCTAAAGAGCCGTGTCGCAGAGACTGGCGCAAGCAAGGAAACCACCTGCCTGGGGGCTATGCACGCGCTGGACAATGCGCAGAAGGCTTTCCAGAAGACCACCAGCATCGTCAATCAAGGCATTCGTGCCATTGGCCTGTATAAGAGTATGGTGAAATCCGGCGGCATCCCTGCCGGCACGGTACTCACGACAGTTGCTAATGCGGTCCGGACAGGTGGCAAGAGCCTGTATAAGTTCTAAGAGGGATAGAGAGACATGTTAAGCATTCGCTATAGTGACCCGCCTGAAACTGAGAAAGAGACAAAGGCCCGCAAGGATAGCAAAGGGCCTGAGCCGAAAAACAACTTTGACATCACGAACTATGTGCAGAAGCTTTCATGGTCCGGAGACAGTCAGCAGGCTGCCCGCAAGCTTGAATTTTCTATCGCATACAACACGCCTGACAAGGATAAGACATTCGTGCCGCTTGATTTGAAAATCGGAGGATTCATCTACTTGTTTTACCGGGAAAAGGATACGGATCCGGAGATTGAAATCTTCCAGGGGCGCATCTTCTACCGGAAACGTGTGACGGATTCCTATACATTCGAGTTTTCCTGCTTTGATGACATGATTTATCTGGCTAAGAGCAACATCAGGGCTGTCATCACCGGCACGGTGGCGGCTGGCATTCAGCAGGTGTGCAAAGAGATTGGCATACCCGTTGGGACTCTTCCAGATGGGCTTGATGCATCCGTTGACTATATTGCGGATGATAAGAGCGGGACGGAAGTGCTGCGGGCACTTCTCGACATCCAGCAGACGGCTGATAAGGCTGCCAAGAAGGACACCTACTATTTGCCAGTGTGCATCAATGGCCAGGTCAATGTCATCAAGAAAGGCGAGCTGATTGACGGGTATGTAGCAACGGCGGACACCAACACATTCAGCACGGAGCATTCCGAAAGCATCGAGAATATGGTCAACCGGATTAAAGCAGTAGATGACAACGGGACCATTTGCCAGATGTTCACGGTAAACGACGACGTGACGCACTACGGCATGATCCAGCAAATCTACAAGATGCAGCCGCCTAAACCGGATGAAACGGTGGATAATGTCACTGCTGCCAAAGCCCAGCTGAAACGGCTGAAAGATGAGTCGAGTCTGAAAGGGCTTGGAAACGTCCAGTGCATCACCGGATACAGCATCAAAGTGCAGGAAGAACAGCTTACGGGTACGTTCTATATCAAAAGCGATACCCATAATTTCGAAAATAACGTCCATACGATGGATTTGACGCTTGAATATATTCCGGATCAGCCGGAACAGCCGGAGATTGAGCAGGTAGACTATGCAACACCGGTGTTCAACAGCTCGAAGGACCGCATGAAGAACAAGGAGGGCATTTCCAATGGTTCTGCTGATGTCGATGCGGGAATATCTGCCGGCTGGGATGCCTGGGGCGGTCAGACGATGGGCAACGGGCGTGAAGGCTGCGCTGAATTCGTTGGCAAGTGCGGCAGCTATTACAGTCCATTCCTGGCGCAGGAAGCCAACAATGGCGTCGTCCATTGTCCTGCGATGGTAGCCGATGCGGATGCGGCGGGCCTGCTGTCGTATGATACCAGTGACCTACAGAAGGGCGACGTCATTGTCTATGGCGATGACGACCACGTTGTTATCTACGATGGCCAGGGCGGTTACTACGGCAATAGCTCATCACGCGATGTTACTGTTCATGGCAGCGACTACACGGAAATGGGGATGCCAGTCACGAAAGTCATTAAAGCATCAATGGGGTGACGATGAATGAAGAAAACAGATAATCCGTATAAGGGTCTTGTAGACCTGAACCGAAAGCTGGCGGAAAGAGCTGCCTTGCAGCCGACTGCCGGTATCGGTGTCATCGTCAGCCCGCCCCCAGAGATTCAGATCCGGTACAATGGCTACGTCTTGGACAAGAAACATTTGTGGATTGATGACTACTGGATTCCCGGACACACGCGCCATATGGTCGGTTCAACAGCAAACCGTGCTGGCGGTTCTGGCGATGCTGCTTATGAATCTCACAACCATCCGATTGATAACGATGAACGGCTGACAGATACGTGGAAAGTGGGCGATAAGGTCCTTCTACTTCCTGTCATGGGCGATGATAACAAGACCACAAAGCAATATATTGTTGGGATGAAACTAAGGAGGCTTGACGGCAATGAGTAACCCATTTGTTGTAGGGCCCTCTACATCGGAAACGGCAAGCCAGAGCCTTCCTACGTTCACTGAATTCGCTTGGGACTTTGATAAGGATGATTTCATTTACCAGCGTGACGGGTCCCATGCAATTGTGACCGGGAAGGAAGCTATCAAGGTATGGGTGCTGCATGTACTCCGATGCGAACGGTATCGGTATCTTGCATACTTTGATGATTACGGCATCGAGCTTGAAAAGTTTATCGGTACAGGCCCCAATGATGGGCAGCGGAGTTCTGAGCTTTTCCGTTATGTAAAGGAAGGGCTCATGGTCAACCCATACATTACGGATGTTACGGCATTGCTGGTCACCCAAGAACACAAGAAAATTACAATGGTGATTCACCTGGAAACTGTTTATGGTGAGGTTGAAATGGGAATCGAGGTGTAAAGATGTTTGAAGCAGAAACAAGGTCCGTTATTCTGGAACGGCTGAAAAAATATTATGCTGAGTTCAAGGGGGCGGACGTAAGCGCTGTGGAAGGCACGTTTTCCTTTGATACCCTGGCAGCTAATGCGAAAGAATTTGAAAAGGCATACGCTGAAATGGATCTGATGATGGATGCCGCCTTCCCACAGACAAGCTGGGGCATTTATCTCGACCGGCTGGCAGATGAGCTGGCAGGATTGTCCAGAAGAGCTGCAACACCGGCAGTGGTTACACTATCCATTACCGGCACCGCTGGCGTAACCATTCCGGCGGGCTCATTATTCGCAACAGCAAGTGGCACGAACTTTGCCACCGATGAGACAGTGAAGCTGGACGACAAGGGCACTGGCACTGTAAAGGCTACAGCGCAAAGTACCGGAGCGGGCGGCAATGTGGCAGCGGGAACCATTACGGTTATCCCTGTCAGCATTTATGGCGTATCGAAAGTCACGAATGGAGCGGCTGCCTATAACGGGTATGAAGAGGAAACCGACGGGGCTCTGCTGGAACGGCTGCTGTTTGCTGTGAGGCAGCCAGCCACATCTGGGAATGTATACCATTACATTGAGTGGTCTACATCGGTCAGCGGCGTTGGCGCTGTAAAAGTGCTGCCGCTCTGGGGTGGCAACGGGACCGTCAAAGTTATCGTTGTTGATGCCAATAAAGGCACGCCCAGTGAAGAGCTGCTGCAAAAAGTGCGGGATACCATCACGGAGAACGCGCCGATCGGAGCGACTGTGACCGTCACGGCACCTGTTTTGAAAACAGTCAATGTAGCTCTCAAGGTAACCGACGGGACTGGCAATGCGGATGCCATCAAAGCGGCTTTGACAAGATATTTCAAAGCCAGTGTTTTCGGCACAAACTACACTACGCAGAAGGCAACTGACACGGTGACCATCTCTTATGCCCAGATCGGCCGTATCATCCTAGATAACTCTGATACGACCGGTGTAAACGATTATGATAATCTGACGATTAATGACGGTACAGATAACATCATCTGTGCGGTGGATAATCTTCCTGTAGTTGGGGCGGTGACGCTGACATGAGTGATCATAATTGGATGCGGCAAAGCATTGTAGACATCTTGCAATACCTGCCAGCGTTTCTGGCTCACAGCCAGCAGTTCCAGGCCGCGAATGATGCGGACAGCAAAGAACATGATACCATCCGGATTGATTTGCAGGATGTGCTGGACCAGTTCTACGTGAAGTCAGCCACTTGGGGCCTTGAGCGCTGGGAAGAACTGTGCGGCATCACTATGGACAAAACGCTCAGCGGCAGTGTGCGTCGCAGCACGATAATCGCCAAGCTTCAAAATCCGGGCAGCGTGACGGAAGTTTTCCTGACGAACCTGATTAACGGATACATTGCGGACCAGCAGGGATACATCATCAGCTATCCCAGTGAGTACCGGATTGAAGTGCTTTATCATGGTGGCCAGATTACGGACTATGAAAAGTTGCGTACTGCCATCAGCACATACATACCTGCTCACATCGGGTATAAGCTGGTGACCATCACCAAGGCAGACCTTGAATATCATGGAGCCGGAACTGTGCAGTGTTACCGGAAAAATCTTGTTGATATGTCTGTAAAGTACAGCATCAATGTTGATGATTCACAACGCTATATTGCTGGCGCAGTCGTTCATAATTACAAACTCATTAAAATTTCGGGGGGGGCAATAGACCATGGCTAAATTTGCAAATTTAACCTTCACATCTCAGGGCACGCAGATGCTTGTCCAGTCTCAAAATTCTCATACGTTGACTTTTACTTGCGGAAAGCTCGGCTCCGGAGTGCTTGCAGATTCGGATGACATTTCCAAATTCACGGACTTGAAATCTCCGAAGATGACACTGCCGATTGTCAGCAAGGATGACAGCAACAAAGAAAAGCTGGTGCTTACGTTCGACACGTCCAACACAGAACTGGAAGAAGGATTTGTTTCCAGGGAAATCGGCATCTTTGCTAAACTCGATAACGGATCCGAAACTCTGTATGCCTATTCCAATGCCGGCAACAACTACGATTACATTCCGAGCAAGGATACTCCATCCGATGAAAACCGTCTGGTCGTCACTCTGGTAGTCAGCTCTTCTGCCAATATCTCTGTGCAGATTGACAAATCTATCGTCTACACGCATAAGAGCGATGTGGAAGAGATGATTGCCACTCACGATGCGTCCGACACGGCTCACGAAAACCGGTTTAAGCTGTTTGAGAAAATCGCTGATTTTGGCGATGATCTCATCAAGAAGCTGGCCCTCACTACGGCCATCACGGCCATCACAGCGCTTGAAACGAATTCGTGGTTCGGTCAACTGCTCAAAATGGTACTGACGGCATCCGGAATGCGGTATAATATCGCCGATAACGGATACATCTGCTTCGGCTCTTTTTTTGGCGGATTAATTATACAGTGGGGAGAAACAGCAACTCCTTCAGGATATTGTGCAATTGCAAACCTTCCACTTTCCGCTAATGTGATTACAGCAATGGGCATTGGGTCAAACAATATTGCTGATACAAATTATATTAAAAGTACATTGCGTTTAGCTGAATTGGATACAACGTCAAGAATTTGCTTTCGTACATCGGAAAAAGAAAGCCCCTCAGTCTTTTACATAGCTATTTGCCGATAGCAACGAATTTGTATGCACCAAAAGCTGTGTTTTTGGTAGAAAATCCAATTCGTGCCCATCGTAAGTCGTTGCCATCAGAGCCTTCATTTGGAAACCAAGCTGCATGAACCGAAGGGATAGCCTCATCGATCCAACCACCATTAACGTCAAAAGGAATTACCGCTAATACCTTAGTCGGGAAAACAATCGGATATTCAAAGCTGACTCCATAACCAGCGCCTGTTATTGTAATGTTATTTCCCCACTGTGTCTACTTGCCAACAGCTATCCATCGAAGGTTAGGTAAAGAATTACCATTACCACGATACCTGAAATCGGTGAGAGTCAAGTCATCACAACAAGCTACAGGATTTGTATTTGTTATAGCCACGGACAAAGAAGCACCATCATTTTGAAAGGATATTGGCAGCTTAATACGCTGGCTTGCTGAGTTACAATTAATTGCATATCCCCACTGTTCAAGATTGTCCTATAATAATAACCCGATATGCGGATGTATAAGAAGCTTGCTTTACATCAATATTGCATGAATTATTGCTGAGCATTGTTACTGCTGCATCACTCGGATCGACGGACATTGATGTACATGAAGCAGTGGCAGATAGCGGGGTACATGCTATAGGGTAAGCGAAGCTCGTACCCCCAGCCCCTTTATCATTATTTGTTGTTCCCCACTGTTCATGTTCCGAAGGCAACGTACTCGGCAGCAGGTCCTTTTTCTTCTGATCCACGTAAAATGCACCCACTAGTTTCCTTGTGATTATATAAAATACCTCCAATGAAAGCCTTGCTATCATCTTCAATGCGCCCTGTAGCCACAATACTGTAGTTTGTGTTTGAAAAAGAAATCGGGAAAATAGCCTTGGCTGTGTATGATGTGATCCAGGGGGAAGCTCCCCACTGTCTACTTACTGCCGATGGCAATGATCCAAACAGGGGTATTGGTCCATCCGGCATCAAATGCTTTTCCGCTTTCGATGCCTGTAGCACCTGGAGTTGTGCCTTTGTGACAAATCGAATACGCATAGACGGAGCAGCTTAGCGGCAAGGTAAAATCATGTCCGACATTCGCGTCAGATGCAAGCGCATTTACCCACTGTCTACTTATTTAAATAAGCCTAGCCAATAGCTTGTTGAGGTTCCTGTTGCATTGGAAGCAATGTAGAAGCTGTTGCTATTAGTGTCTTTCATGCTGGTCACATATGTAGCAGTTGCCCCGGTTTTGTGAATTGCCGTTTCAAATATTTTATTAAAACCGCTAAGCGGAACGGTGTTGGTTTGATTTTCTTGAGCAGATATTACCCACTGTTGAGGCATAATCAAGTTCCGATTGCGATATAGTATGACATGCCGGAACTTCCCAAATCGGTAGCTATATAGATATTGGGTAGATTACCAGAATTAACAGCATTTCTCACGGACGTATTATTATTCGTTTTATGCGTGGAAGTCATTGCAATAAATTGATTTACTGTTAATGGTAACAAAAATTTTTTGTTTTCATCCTGAAGTCCCCACTGTCTATATACCTAGTGCCAAAAAGAAAATTTGACACATTCGGGGGCTTTTTATCTCGCTTGCATCTAGAACCATTGTTAATCCTTTATTATCATAAGATGTTACGTCAGCACCAATTCCGCCATTATAGTCTTTACTTTTCGTAGTATCATAAATCGTAGTAAAAGCCTTTAAGGTTTGTCCCATGCCAATCGGGAATAATTGGGTGATCTCAATATTTTGATTTGAAACAGATTTTGGCGCTGAAGATCCCCACTGTCTATACTTTTGAAATTACAAGGTAAAAGATACCGGTCGCGTTGTCTATTTGTTGATAAAAACATATTGTATTGGAATTTGCATTGGCCCCTATTGGGAAGGCACCAGCACCTGCATCGCCAGCTACTGCAGCGTAACTTTGGGGGCTACTAATTGGCAGTGTAGCTACCCATGTTTTTGTGTTTCCATTACTATATCCCCACTGTCTACTTCCCAATTATGATTGAGAGGGTTTCCGGCGAACCGTCTACATTCGAAACAAGCCGCACGTTAGATGTGCTTGGGTGAAAGCAGCTTATAGTAGCTGGAGTTACAGGAAAACTTGAATTGTCCAAATTCGTGGAAACAATCGCATATAAAGTAGTCATAGTTACCGGATACGAAAGCACATAACCTTTTCTGTTTGCGCGCGCAGATCCCCACTGTCTACTTACCAATAGAAATGTAATGAGCATCAACTGCACCTGATAGGGTTTTCACGGTAAATGTGCTTTGGACAACGTCAGTTTTAACGCTGACGGTATCAGGGGATTCGCCGTTATGGAACGCTACAACTTTACTCCATTGGGTAGATATCGGTAGTGTGAAAGTTCGTGCTGTTTTCCCAAATCCCCACTGTATACTGGTTGCTTTTGGAGGAGAGAACTATGGAAAATATGCACGGTCCCTGAAAAGATTTGTTTTTATTGCAATTCAATATTTACGCTAGTTGTGGACATTTCTGGGAATCCGTAATTCTGGAATCACCGTATTTTCATCAGATTTGCTGGAAACAGTAGTAACAACCACGAAATCACAAAATATATAGTGAAATCGTGGTTGCCACATGGTCCACAGTATCGCATTAGTAACATTATTTTAATAGCTCAATACATTTCCGGAGCTGACAGATGTTTTTATGCGTATAAACTCTTTCGGTGACATCACCGCCGGCGTGGCCAAGAATCCTTCGCTTTGCAGTTTCGTTGGCCCCGGCATTATCTAGCAAAGTAGCTACGGTATGACGACAATCATGTGTTGTGTGTCCGGCAGCGTTGATGATCAGCATGACTGCACGCCATGCGATGCAATAACGGCTGTAGTCATAGGGCCTTCCGCTTGCATCAGTAATCAGAGCGGTTCCGGGTGAATCCATCCGGCATACCACAAGCGGCATTATACGGCTATGGATGGGGATGACTCTGATGCCAGCAGCCGTTTTGCTCTTGGTGATACGGATGTAATGCTGCCGAATATTGACATCACTCTTTTGCAGAGCCAGCATTTCTCCGAGTCTCATACCCGTATAGAGCAATATCAGCACAGTATCAACGTTGTCCACATCAATGTTCTTCCATAACCGGTTAATCTTCTGTCGGCTAAACGGTTTGTGCGGGCGGACCTGCCGATTCTTTCCGATGGATAAGAGAGGGGCATAGTTCTTGTTGGTAAACTCAATTTTACTGGCATACTGAGAGAGTAATGAAATAAGTGATCGCACTTTTTTAAGCGAGCTGTACGACAGCCCGCTTTTTCTCATGTCATCCATGATTCTTTGATAGTCCATGTATTTCAGACTGGCAAATGGTTCCTGGTGCAGGGATGAGAGATGCTTAAATGAGTTTCCATAGCTGCACAGTGTTGACCGTGATGGAACGGTATCTGCCGTATGTGCTGGCAGCCACCGATGGTATAGTTCTTCCAATGTGATTTGATGCCCAGGGAGGGAGTGATGATTATGAGTCTTGTTGTAGTCAGCTTGAAAGATTTCAGCGTCAATCTGGTTGGTAAAATATTCAACAGGTCTTTGCTTACCATTCTCCGATATTACAAAAACAAACGGTCTCCTCCGGTTTCCGGACAGCCGTTTGATGCAACCGTATCCATTTGGTTTACGCATAATAAAAACCTCCTTTACGGAGGCCATTTTACTATAGGAGGATTAAATAATGAACGGTACGAACGTTGATTATTACGTGGCGGGGTTCGATGCAGATGGCAAGCGCGTTGGTTCGCTGATCTGCGACTTTGACCCTGGCAAGAACAAGAATACAGGAAAGATTGCTTCCTTAAAGGAAAAGGCTAAAGATTTGTTCGAGGATGCAGCTGTCGTAGATGTCATTTCCGCAGCAGATTATAATCAGTACCTGACTGGCGAATATGTACGAGGTGCAGATGGTAAGCCGACCGCATACATTGCACCGGAGCCAACAGCCGCAGAAAAGAAAGCGTCTGCTATTGCTACGATTAAAACGAAGTACCAGCCGACTTTGGACAACCTTGTAGAAGCAAGGGTAAAAGCGGCTATGCTGGGCGCTGATACCTCAAAAATTGACAGCCAGTATAAAACCACACTCGCCAATATGGCGGCTGAGATTAAAAACGCATAGGAGGGTTAAATCATGGAATTTTGCGAATATTGTGGGAACCTTTTGAACGATGATGGCCGATGCCCGTGGGATGATTGCCCACATAACGCAATTATCGATGCGATGGCAGAAGCTGAAAAAGAAGACGAAGGAAAGCAGAGTGAAGAAAAAGGAGCCTGAATATGTCAGCTCTAGATAGTATTGCAGCGGTTTTGGCTATTGCAACAACGCTCAGCGGAGCATTTAGCTATATCGTCATTCGTCCGCTTCAGAAAGCGATTGACGTCAACAGCAATGTGCTGACAGAGCTAAAAAAAGAGCTCGAACGGAGTGCTGCAGATCGCCGCTCTCTTGACGTTCGGGTTTCTAAGCTAGAAGAAGCACATCAAATCAATAAAGACCGTATCAGTCATATTTTGGATCGCCTTGACCATACAAGGGAGTGATAGCGATGAAAAGAATTAGAGAATGGGCAAGAATGCTGTTTTACGAGAATGGAGAACTGTCCTATACCAGATTGATTTCTGCCATTTTCGTATTGGCATTTTTAGGGGTGAGCTTTTATCTGGTTCTAGCTCATCAGTATTGGCAGAATTATGACACCTTTGCAAGTCTGACAGGTGGTGGAGGTGGAGCTACGCAGCTTGTAAATAAATTTATCAATAGCAAGTACAACAGTGTACAGGGCGGCTATGACAGCAGAAAATAG